GTGCCAACAGTTTGTTGATAGCACCTTGATTTTTGGCGAGGCTTTCGATCTTCGCTAGGTTATCTGCGTTGACTGCAGGACGAGTGGCTACATAGGTCTGCCCAAAAACTACTAATTCAGGATTGCCGGAAAATATCTCGGGTTGATCGAAATCTTGTCCGCTCTTATCTCCAAAGTATTCAAACACTTTGTGAGCAGCTACCGCTATCTTAGCTTTGGCGATTTTACGCCCTACATCACTTTGGCCCTTGACAGAATAAGTTGTTAGGTTAGGAGTGAAACTCATGCGTCCGTCCGCGCCTTCGTAAGGCTTGCCTGGATGGAACAAGATATCTCCGTAGACATAACCACGGAAGTCTTTGGGTGTGGCTGCTTCAAACACAGGCCACATGCTAGCCATATCGCTGGCAAATTTCTCACGCCACTCTTCGCCTTTGCCGCGACTTTGTATAAACTGGGAAAGCTCTTCTGGACTAGATGATTTACCTTCTTCTCTGCCCCAGTTGTTCTTACCTACCATGCGGAAGGTACCGTCGTCGTCTCTACCCCAGTATACAGTAGGATTACCGTCCCACTTGATAGATATCTTCTTCTCTGGCTGGCTGAGGCTTTTTAATACTTCTATGGCACGTTGAGCACCGTTGGCTTCGGTAAACACTAGATCTTCTAGGTGATTGAATTCTCTACCTACTTTCTTAGGAGCAGGTGCTTCGTCTTCTAATATCAGTTCCCAATATCTCATTTTACAATATCTATCATTTGTCTCATCCAACCGATGGTACCGGGCTGGAAGGTTTCTATCTGTTTATTCTCTGGCAATTCTATGCCCTGTTTGCCTAATGTTTCTTTGGCATTAGCTACCAGTTCTTCGTAGTTAGGCAGTTTCTTGATATATGCGATGATGCTTTCAAAAGATTTAATATCATTAACTGTAGCGGTCTGCCCTAACAGCTCTTTGGCCATCTTGACTGGATCTTTAGTTATTATTTGATCAGTCGCAGGATCTACCAGTCCATTCTTATAACTGTACTTCATGCCTCTGGCACGGGCTATGCTAGATAATAATATGTGTCTATGTTCGCCTTTGTAAGGACTACCTGCTAGCCCACCTCTAACTGAAAACTGCTGGAATGAGGGATCATCGCTGAACATGAAATCTGTCTGTGCGAATCCGTTCTCGGGATCACCATTGATGGGAGTTTTTAGGTGTACGCTGTCTCCACTAAGTTTAACTGAATCTTTACCGAATATGCCCGCCAGTTTAGCTGCGAATTCTTTTTTGTCTATCTCACGTGCATCTACTGATAGATCTAGATCACCGGAATCTTCTTTGCGACCTGTGGTACCTAGCCATTTGACAGGGACTCCTTCTTCGTCCTTGTCCATAGAGAAGTCTACGCCAGTTTCTTGCTCTAGATAAGCTATAGTACTGGGTATTTCGTCTCTTTTAATTCTGCGGGTCAAAGGTTCCTTGTCCGGGCCTTTGAATACGTTGCCGCCTTCAAATAAATTATTCATCATCGTTATCAAAATCAGGTTTTTGCTTTCTACTTTCTACGATCTTACGTATTCCTCGAGTAAATTTAGCGGTATCTTGCCCACGGATAGCATTAATGAAACGACGTTCTAGCTCGTCGGCTTGCTCAGGAGTATACTGTTTATGCAAACTTTCTAGAAGATTAATAGCAGAATTTATGATGTTAACAGCACGGCTTTCATAGAGGGCATCCTTGTTTCGCACCTCTGCTAATTCGTTTAGTTCTTGTAAAATTGATCGCGTTCTTAATTTCATTTTAATTCCAAACCTATTATGTATTTAATCATAATCTGTCTATAATATATTATCTTAATTAGTTTGTCAAAATCATGTGCAAACGCACATATTATTATAAATACTCAGTAGAAACCATGATATGGTTTCATACACACATTGACACATAAGGAAAAACACACAATGTTAACACAGATTAAAAAACTCTTACAAGGAGTTTTCAGAAATACATCTTATCAATCGGATCTGGAAAGATTCATCCTAAGCAAGAACCCAACTTCCGTAGCAGAAATCGAGCATTGGTCTAAGATCTATGATCTACACCAAAAAGGAGGTATCTATGGCCGCTAAAATCAAACATTGGTTCAACGGTTTTTTAATGTCCCTAGAAAAATCCGGAGTAGAACGTGCCCGCAGAACACTACAAGCCTATGGCTATAGGAATTGGCAATGATCAAAAAAATTTTTATGAACCTTTGGAACATTATAGATTCTATGTCCAGAGCTAGGGCTGCTAGTCAGTTCGTAGCTATGGGGAGACACGATCTAGCCCGTGCTATCATGCTCAAAGAAGATACTAAGGTATAAAAAGGTAAACTAAACTCAATATCCCTATTGCAATCTAGCGATAGGGATATATAATATACTAGACACACACAGGAGACAATAATGCTTACGCCAGATTTTTTTATCGACGCTTTCCAAAGCACTAAAAAAATAGTATTCAATCAAGTAGTAGCTGACAAAACGCTACAAAAAGCAGCGACAGAATATGTCGACGCACAAACACAGTTTGCCAAGATAGTAGTGCATAATGCTATCTCGGTTGCTAAATATTCTGTGGACACCATCACTAGTTGTTGGTATCCAAAGAAGGAGCAGGCTTCACAGGCTCCCTACAAGGTAGAACCACCCGTAGAAAAAGAAGCCAAATAAGACATACACACACTAAAGGAGATTATTATGTCAAATAATGGATTTAACTTACCTGAAATGAAAGTACCTGAAGTAAAATTCAACAAAAACGGCTACGAGATCCGCACAGAGATCTTAAGTATGGCCAAAAGCATGGCAGAGTTTGAATACTCTTGCAAGTTCCAAGGATGGGAGCAGACTGTAGAGCGTGACGAGAAGACTGGTCAAGTTGTTACCAAAGTAGGTCTACCACCAGTTCCTGGTCTCGAGCAGGTTCTAGAAACTGCTGAGAAAATGTATGCTTTTGTTAATCAGGCTACAAAGAAGTAATTATTAACCGCATAGCGGATTATTAAATTGTGTAAAAAGAAAGGGCCTTATATGGCCCTTTCGTCTTATAGTGATCTGTGCAATCGATCTAATATGATTTCAACTGTTTTATCACTGAGAACGACTTCGTAGTGATTAAGATCTATATCGACCAATTCAAAGTCGTCACGGAAACGCATGCTTTTTTGAGTCACTACTCCGTCATTAGGTTCGCTGATCCAAGGACTTTGACCCACAGTAGTGACAACCTGTGTCCAGTTTGGGGGTGCTGGTAGATATCTAACTTCTTGGATAACATGACTCATAGTTCCGACATCACGCATCAGTTGATTGAACGGCAATACATATCTAGCAAAGTCTGCCTGTTCGCTGCCTCCATAAGGAGTCGATAGGCTCACTCCACCGTGCGTAGTATCTTTGTAATAATTAGCAAGATACAGGGCATAAATTCCACCGAGGCTATGGCTAACAAAAAATAGCCTTTCGGCGTCATCTAACTGTCCTTTCATGTGTGCAAGGTTATGATCAAACCCGTCATTGCTCTTATACTCGAGCATGATATCAGGCTCGTCAAAGTGATCTCTGACATATTGGCGAATGTGCGTGAAACTTTCAGCCGTTGCACTGGCACCGTGAATATATACTATCATAAAAATATTTATTAGTTGCGGCGCAGCAACGCCAATCGAAGTTTTCTAAACAGACTTAACCACACCCAACCTATGTCAAACTCCCAAGGTTGATCGCTGAGTTTTGCAGAAGCAGGATTCTTGTGGTGATTGTTGTGCAACTCTTCTCCACCTATGATGATACCCCAGGGCACGATATTAGTGCTACGGTCTGCGGTATCGTGATTGCGATAACCAAAGGCATGCCCTAGTCCGTTGATCACACCAGCTGCCCAAAAGGGGATCCATATCATCTGTACACCCCAGACCACGAGTCCCCACGGCCCAAAAAGAACAAGGTCTATGACCAACATCAAAAGAATGCCCAGGCGGCTGTGCGGGGTGTATACGTTACGCTCT